GGGTGCTTATGTAGATGCACTTGGTAAGTCTGTATTGAGAATACACAATATAGAGTATGAATGGGCTTGCGGACCTAATGCAAGCACTGGAACTCCTAACGGTGCGCCATTCATGGATGGTGACAGTGCCTCACCTGCCCAGTGGCAAATTACTACACAATCCCAGACCGCATTGGTGCCTCTTAGTGATAGGTCAGTAGTGGGTAAGGGTATTCTATTCGCTAGAAACCCTGACGTAAGTAGTAATGCGCCAGCACAGTGTTATCAGGATTCTATAGCTCCTCAACACTTTTCTGATGGTTATCTAGTGGCAGTTGAACAGTTGTTCCTAGGCGGACAATGTGGTAATGATTGGGCAGTTGGTTCTGACATAAGCATCAACGTAATGTTAGAGTGTACTGTTGAAACACTATCTCAATCCGCTGCTATGGCCCTTGCACTATCTCAACAGTGATCGCGAGGTAGATTGTAATGGTTGATGTCAGTGAACTTACCGCCCAAGGGCTATGTGGAGTAATGGAAAAGGCTCTAATGGCTCAGGGCGTTAGTCCAATGATAGCAAAACAACTAGCCGAAAGGGCTTGTGAACCAGCTGTAGATAGGGCTGTTGAGAAAGTTACAAAGCCAATCCAAAAGAAAGTTAACGCATATTCTAGGCGATACAAGCGTGAATTTAATCGGATCGCGAACAAATACAAATCAAAAAGCGGTAAGTGGCTCAAAAATGGGTTCAAAAGAGCAGTAAAAGAAGCGCATAGGTTGGCGAGAAAATGAGTCGAAGGGTATTGATGGGATTGTGTAAAGGGCAGGAAACTGTCCACCTAATTAACAACAATAAGCAAGGCGAGGCTTGGAGATTGGTCTCTTTCGATATATATGGTAAGAAACCAAATGAAATGGGTACACTATTGTTTTCTGCAAGGTTAGCGTTATCCATGGAAGGCCTGAATACTCCAACTTCTACAGGTGCAGGGCTTCTAGATTTTGACCGTGACCAAGTTATCGCGATCCAGACAATACCAACAGGTGACTTTGTTCATACAATTTTAGATGATACGGCAGTTGTAACTAGTGATTTGTTTATTCAAAATTGCACAGGTAACGGATTATACTACAAAGTTGAATTAGAACAATTCAAGATTACACCAGATAGGCAGGTATTACTACAATTAAAGCAATCAGGACAAAATGTTTGAGCATTTTTTCCGGTTTTTTGCGTTTTAGGAGCTGATCGATTACTGGAATCCGGCTTCGAATTTGCCGGTATTCGGTAAACGCGATCAGATGGAGTATTCTATTGTGTCAACTGTAAATCTAATTACAGTTTCACAGTAATTACATTCAACAATTCCGCCCAGAGGAGACACCTGTCTTACAGTCCACAATGGATTGCGACATATACAAACAAAAACTTGATTCATTTCTCCAACTCCTTGGCTATTCTTACACATCTAGCGCACCGTTTTAGCCTTCTCCCATCACATTTTGACAATGATCTGTTACAATTGACACAATTCATGCACTCAACTCCATCAAAACAGCAATCTTCAATGTATCAGAAACGTCATTTCTAGCGTGTATAACGGCCAATAATTGACGTGTGGGTATGTCTGTTATGTCAAATGCGTTTTTTTCCTCTAAATAGGCCTTTAATGCACGAGTAATAACCCGCGATCTAGTTCCTTTTGTCTTTCCTTTCAACTGAAGTGCCAAAGATACGGGAATATTGGCACTAATTACGGTCTTTAATTCTCCCATAATTGCCCTAATTCAACTTTTATTAAATAAATAACCCTTGGATCGCGCGAAAAAGCCTAGATTCATGGGCAGTAGCCCATTTTCTAGCCTAGGAACGCCCCAGATGTTCAAGATTAGGGGTAGAAATAGTATATAGAGTCAGTAGTAACAAAAGTAAACCATGGCAAAAACTGATTCGTTTTTCATTAGAGCCTCTCTACTAGTTGGAGATGGAGACAACTTCGTTCAAGACAACATTGACTTGGGTGCTTATGTAGATGCACTTGGTAAGTCTGTATTGAGAATACACAATATAGAGTATGAATGGGCTTGCGGACCTAATGCAAGCACTGGA